AAGCGACTACAAACTGTACTATTGGCGTATGCGTCGTATACAAGATGCTGGCAGTGGTGTACAAACTGCGGATATGAACTTTAGGTTCTTTCCTTGTTTAGTAGCAGGATTAGCTTATTATATTGCTATGAAACTACCTGAAATGATGGATCGCGTACCTATGTTAAAAGCTGTATATGATGAGCAGTTTGAACTTGCAGCAGGGGAAGACAGAGAAAAGACTTCCGCTAGGTTTGTACCGCGTATTGGATACGTGTAATGAGTAACAGGTTTGCTTCTAATAAACGAGCTATAGCATACTGTGATGTTTGTGGATTTCAATATAAACTACGAGAATTAAAAGACTTAGTAGTAAAGGGAAAGAACACTAATCTTAAAGCTTGTATTGAGTGTTGGAATGAAGACCACCCTCAGTTAAGATTAGGAGAGTTTCCTGTAGATGATCCGCAAGCATTACGCGATCCGCGTACAGATCAAAGTTTAGGAGATTCAGGAAATACTAGCAGTAGAGATATTCAATGGGGTTGGAACCCTGTAGGAGGTGGTAATAGCCCTTACAATCTAACCCCTAGCAACCTACAAGCCGTTGGCAGTGTAGGGCAAGTAACAGTAACGACTACTTAGGAGTAGTAAAATGCTTAAAGGCAAACAGTCTAAAATGGACAAGAACAAAGATGGCAAGATTTCTGGTGCTGACTTCAAGATGATGAATGTTGGTGGTAAAGTTAAAAAAGGCTACGCTGAAGGCGGTAAGGTTAAAATACGTGGTACTGGCGCAGCTACTAAAGGGTTGTACGCTAGAGGGCCAATGGGCTAATACATGAACTATACTGAACTAAAAGCTAATATCCAAGACATCTGCGAGAATACGTTCACGGCAGATCAACTTGCTATGTTTACAAAACAAGCAGAGCAGAAGATATATAGTTCGGTTCAGCTACCTGCGCTTCGTAAAGTAGATGACGGGCCATTAGCAAACGGAACTAAACTGTTAAGCCTGCCTACTGACTTCTTGTACACCTATAGTATAGCCGTCATTGCTAGCGATGGTACGTACTCGTTCTTGCTAAACAAGGATGGTAACTTCTTACGTGAGGCGTACCCTATTGATTCCGCTGCTACTAAAGGGCTTCCTAAGTTTTATTCTTACCAAGGACTAGCATCTAACGGCGTTGCAACTCAATTAGAACTAGCTCCAACTCCTGACGCTAACTACGTAATTGAGCACACCTATGGGTATTATCCTGAGTCTATAGTAACCGCAGCTACTAGTTGGTTGGGTACACACTTTGATTCTGCGTTGCTAAATGGCGCTCTAATAGAAGCTATACGCTTTATGAAAGGTGAGCCAGATATTATAGCTAATTACGAAAAGATGTACCTAATATCTATGGGGTTGTTAAAGAATTTGGGTGATGGTAAATTAAGACAAGATACTTATCGTTCTGGTCAATTTAGACAGTCCGTAAGTTAAGGAACTATATAAATGGCTATAACTCAAACAATGTGTACTTCGTTTAAAGTTGCTCTTCTAGATGGAGAGATGGACTTTAGTAGTAACACAGGCCAAACATTTAAGATCGCGTTGTTTACATCTGCCGCATCTTTGGATGCAACTACGCTCGCCTACGCTGTTACTAACGAAGCATCAGGTACAGGGTATACTGCTGGAGGAGAGACGCTTACTGTAGCTACTAATTCTACCTCCACAGATACAACAGCGTATATTACTTTTGCGACTGCTTCGTGGGCTAACTCTAGTATTACTGCTCGTGGAGCACTTATATACAGATCGTCAGGTACTGGCAATAACGCCATAGCGGTGTTAGATTTTGGAGCAGACAAAACAACTTTAAACAATACGTTCACAGTAACATTCCCTGTGGCAGACAAAAATACCGCTATCATACGGATAGCTTGAGGCTAAATAAATGGCAACGCAATATACTTCAGTTTTAAAACTAGCCCTACCTACACAGGGAGAACTTAGTGGTGCGTGGGGTAATGTAGTAAACGACAACATTACCTCCATGATAGAGCAGGCCATAGCCGGACTAGCGGTGATAAACACATGGTCAAGTAATTCGCATACCTTGACTTCCGCTAACGGTGTTACGTCTGAGTCTCGCTGTGCAATGCTATCTCTAGTCGCTGCTAGTGGCGCTCCTTCCGCTGCCGCGTCCGTAATCTGCCCTGCACTCGCTAAAACGTATATTGTTAAGAATGGTTCTGGGCAAGCGGCTACACTAAAAACATCAAGTGGATCGGGCATCGCCGTACCTAACGGTAAGTCTATGTTGTTGTTCTGTGACGGAACTAACGTAGTTGAAGCAGTAGACCACGTAGTAACCATGTCCGCAGGTACACTGACTATTACTGGACTTACTACTTTTGCATCTTTAAAAGGCGCTGACTCAACAACAGTCACGGGCATCCTTGATGAAGATAATATGGCCTCTAACAGCGCCGTTAAATTAGCTACTCAACAGTCAATCAAAGCGTATGTAGACTCGCAGGTAGACACTGTTGACTCCTTAGCAGAAGTCCTAGCACAGGGTAATACTTCTGGCGGCACAGATATTGCAGTATCTACCGACGATAAAGTCCAATTCCGTGATGCCGCAATACACATTAGCTCTAGCGCTGATGGGCAGCTTGATATTGTTGCAGATACAGAAATACAGATAGCTGCTACTACTGTTGATATTAATGGCGCTGTGGCGCTTAACGGTGCGATTACAGGTGCTACTAACATCACATTAAGTGGTGAGCTTGATGCGGCTACGGGTGACTTCTCAGGCGCAGTAGACATAGATGGCGCTCTAGACGTAGCAGGAACTACTAACCTTGATGTTGTTGATATTGATGGCGCTGTGGATATGGCAACTACCCTTCAAGTTGATGGAGTAGCTACCTTTACTGGTAGAGATGTTCATAGTGGTGGTATTACTATCGCAAATGCTGGACAAATTGGTTCAGTTGGAGATACGGATGCAATTGCAATCGCAAGTGATGGTGTAGTAACCCTTACACAAAAATTAGTAGGTACTGAATTAGACATATCAGGCGATGTAGACGTAGACGGTACAACTAACCTAGACGTTGTTGACATTGATGGCGCTGTGGATATGGCCTCTACGCTTACCGTTGCAGGAGTCCTAACAGGCGCTTCCTTGGATATATCAGGCGATATAGATATTGACGGCACTACTAACCTTGATATTGTGGATATTGATGGTGCTGTAGATATAGCAACCACTGCTCTTGTCACAGGTGTGTTAACTACTACAGCGGCCACTGTATTTAACGGGGGCTTTGCTTCTAATGCGGTTTCTACTATTTCTACTGCTGATAACGCTACACAGCTTACTCTTATATCCACAGACGCTGACTCTGCTGCTGGGCCAGTATTAGAGTTATATAGGAACGCTAGCAGTCCGGGAGATAACGACTTAGTTGGAGAAATAAACTACCAGTTTCAAAACGACGGGGACGAAAAAACAATAGGGCTTAAACTTAGTGGCGTTCTTTTAGATGCTAGTAATGGTACTGAAGATGGTGGTTTTACTTTAGAAACAATGACTGGTGGAACACTACGATCTAGGATAGAAACAACTATTACTGAAGTAGTATTTAACGAAGACAGCCAAGACCTAGACTTTCGCGTTGAAACTGATGGCGTAACGGA